GCCAACAAACGTCTACTAAGGCCCCTATGTCCTTCCCCTGCTAAATACAACACTAAGCCTTGATTCGTTGTTTTACCGTGCCATTCTTTGCCTGTAGCTACACAAGCTGCCATATCTATTGTTATAAAGCTTTTTCCTGTCTTAGGTGGTCCAAACATGCCTATAAGGCTATCTTCTTCAGCAACGCCACGTATAACCCATTTAGGCGGTGTAGCATTGTCTATAGCTTCTGACGCGTGAAAGAACTTAAACGGTCTTACATCTATCGGTTTTTCGTAGATAACTTGTTCTATACCTAGATTACGCCTTGCATTGTTAAAAGCGCCTTTCCAATCGCTGTTTGCTTCTAAGATCCTTGCTACGTCAAACGCGTCATGCGAATGGCCATCGCCTAATTGATCGCCACCGTGATGACTGTAAATAGTGCCATCGTCTAAGACAACAATGCCTGGTGTTTTGGACGTACTATGCGGCGATAAGTATCTGTTCTCACCTTTCTTTATATAGCCGTTACGCTCTAAGATCTCGCCTGCTGTGTAATTCTTATTAAATAGATCTATGATGTCTGCTGTGTCGTTTTTTGTAGGTAGTTCACGTTTTATAGGCTCAGGTTGCCATTTACCCAATACATGCAGCATTGCCTTTTCTTCTACTTCCCAATTTTGCCACAACTCAATTAAGCGCTGTGGCAATAAAGGGATGTCCTCAAAGTTTTGTGGAAGGGGATTGATCCACTCATAAAGGACACCGCTAGGATGTAAGCTAGGTGGCAATAAGTCCTGAACACCTGTGTTCCCTGTAGATCCTCGCAATTCAAAAACGGTGGTAAGGTCGTTGCCGTCTTTATATGTGAGTTTCTTGATGCCGATACGCTCTAGGTTAGGCATCCTGAACAGAAACTTAATACCTTCACGTGATCCGCGCCAACAAGGGTAATCGCTTTTCATCGCTGTAGCATCCATACCTAGATAATCTTGAAATATCTTTATAGAGTCCTCTCTATTGTCTATATCAAGACTACACGTGCTTGATAGATTGTGTATCAAGCCTATGTTTTGTTGTTCTGTAAGTTCGTCAACATTAACGCCCTTAGTGTGCCAATCGCGCGTCTGCGGTCCTTTATGGCCGCTTTTCATCGCTACTAGCTGTAAACCAAGAGCGTTATATTGTTTTGCTGCTTCCTTGATCCCCATCTTGCAGCCTTAAAATGGGATATCGTCTTGTGTAGTCTCCTCAGCTACAGGTTCAGGTTCCGCGATAGTCTCTGTGGACCAATCTTCTGGCCTGTCTACCCATTTAATGATTTCAAACTGCGGTATCTTTGTAGATCCTACAGTGAATTTTTTTGTTTCATTGCCTATGTATTTGACAACGGCAAGCTTGTCAGGATTGTTTGCAGCTTCTTTGTAGATCTCTGCATACAGATCATAGATACCTTGCACAGGACCGTAAGCGTTGGTAGTCCATGAATAAACGCCTTCCATGTGTTCTGTGTTGAAATACAGATCTACAGACATTGCTTTCTTGTAGTCTTCGCCTGGTTGTGGCTCAGGTACGTTATTATTTGCTCGCCATTTGTATTCTGGCGGTGCGCCTGCTTGTACCTTGCCCCATCCTGCTTTGATGTTTTCGTGATCAAATATAAAAGCTGACATAGCTTTTTCTGATACCTCTCCATCGTTATACACCCATTCATCGTTTTGTGGTTTATAAGCAATCCACTTTGCTTGGCTTTCGCCTAATTGCATATCTAACATATTGCACCTCTATTATTAATGAAAAGTAATCTATAAAGACTTATGAAACTCATCTTTAAGATAGTCTAAATTCGCTTCACAGTACGCGTCAAAACCTACAGGATCTTCTCCAAATGCTCTTTTCTCATCAATGTAAGCACCATGCCTTACTTTGCAGAAATTAAAGAACTTATCTGTTTTGAACTCAGCATTAAAAAGATTGCTAACAATAACTTTGATGTCTTGTTGTCGCAATCTTGCAAGGCCCTTAATGTCTTTGTGTAGCGTCTCATCAACGTAAAGTTGTGATAATTTTCGCATCTTTTTTGTGTCCATAAATATTTAAAATAATTACTTATAAGTGTTGCAACTTACATGTAATTAATCTAATATTCAAATAACAAATGACAACATTTAACAACAACAAGGAGAAAAAAATGGATACAGGTAGAATTTACAACATATTAAAAATAGATATGCACAAGGTTGAAAGAACTTTGAATCACTACAAAAACACATGGTACGGACAGGATTTTTTTAGGCACGTCAAAAAAGAATATGTTCTTGAAAGTTTAAAAAACAATCACGGTTTAAATGAGAATGAACAACATCTTGTTTACAACACTGCAATAAATTTAAAACAATGGAACAAAGAGCAGGCTTAACGCCTGCTCTTTGCGTTTAACAACAAGGGGATAATATGAGAAGAACACCTAAACAAAAACAAGATTTCCTGTTGGCTATCGTTTGCTACACCATCTTAGGCGTAGTAATGATAGCTAACGTTTTTTTATATGCGATTAATTTTTAATAAGGAGAAAACTATGAATAAGTGCATAAAACCATACGTTATCGGTACAGGCGTTAGAGAAGTACCAACAAATCAGATCTTAGAGATCCGCAAAAACAAAGACGGCTATACTGAGATCTGGACTAAACCTATCATCAGCACAACCTCAGTTAGAGAGTTGCAAGATGAGTTAGCGAGGGTGAAATATGGTAGGTAAATTAACAAAAGATAACATGATGTCTTGTTCTATCCTGGCTACGGCCGCAGGTGAGAATCCTTATAAGACTGCGAATGAATGTTTAGCAGATCTTATTAAGGCTGATGCAGGTGAGAACATACGTCAGGAACAAACGGCAATCATGTCTAGAGGTGACGCTTTAGAAAGTGTGTTGCTTGAGACTGCTTGTAGAGAGTTAGGAATAGGCACATTCGATGTAGATATTGTAGATCCTGTCAGACATGCTGATATACCCTTACAAGGATCCTTAGATGGTAATTGCCACGTCTTAAGACCAGATGGCATAACTATCAAAGAGGATGTTGATAAAGGGATCTATGTAATGACTGAAAGCAAAGAAATATGGCTGAACGGTGAAGGCGTACTAGAGTGCAAACTAACTTCTGCTTATCCTGAAGATGTACCACCGCTATGGCGTGGTCCTATGCAATTGCAGGGTTTGATGGATATCAAGCAGGCTAGTTATGGGATCCTAGTGGTATGTTATCAAAGTATTTATTGGCGTTACTTTGTCTACCCACGCGATGAAGCAATGGTAGAGCGTATACATAACCTAGTTATTGATATGGACCGCAGGATTAAAGAGAAAGATTACTTTCCCCCTGTCAGTTCTAAAGACGCAGCTATGTTACATCCTGAGCCAGAAGAAGATATTGTAGATCTACCAGAAGAATCTTTAGACTACATAGATCTTTATAAGCAAGCTGACGCTGCTATTAAACAATGGACAGAAGTTAAGAAGGATGCGGAGTTAAAACTAATGGATCAACTTAGCAACGCTAAGAAAGGATCTATAACGCGCGGAGAGCATGAAAAAACGACTTATATAGTCAATTGGGGATCTCGCACGTATAAACCTCAACCTGAACGCGTAGTGCCTGCTAAAGAGGGTTATACCGCGCGTAACAAGACTATAAGCATCAAAGAGGTACAACATGAAGATAACTAATGAACCTATCAAAAAGACTAAGTATGATGAGTACGTCAGGCTTATATCTTTAGGAAGTACGTTAACAGATGTAGATCCTAAGATCTGTGAAGGCATACGCCAACGCTGCTATCAAAAGAATGTAGACGTTGTGACTAAACGCCAGGACAATGGTTTGTATTCTTTAGGATCTAAAGCGGAGTAACCTTTTGGGGCAATGTATGATCATCAGCAGTTTCCAACAAATGCGCGTTATATATTGCCCTTCTTCCCACCTGCTGCGCATATCTGCTATCAAGTAGATTAATCGCAGCACCTTCCCAATTACCGTCTTTAAGATCTCGCAACATATTTTGAAAGTTTGATATTGCAGGTACGCCCATATTAAATGCAAGATCCATCATTACCAATTGCGCTCTAGGCGGTAAGTTTGCAACCCAATCCCATCTAGCTAACAGTTCTTCTTGCACTATTGCTATATCATTCATCAAAAGGACGTTTGCTTCTTCTTCTGTTATGCCCCTGTCATCCAGGTTGCGGCCTATACCGATAGTTAGTTTGCCAGAGGTGCAATGGTAGGGTTTGAGCCGCAACCCTTCAAACTCTATAAGATGTGCTTTTAGTTCGTTAATCATCTTTGCTTTGTGAAGCGCCAAAATAAAAAGAAATGATGGCTGACGCTAAACCGCCTAAATATCCTAATACTAGATTTATTAAAGCTTCTGAGTTTTGTTCTGGCGGCTGTAGTGTTACTAAGAATATGTAACCTAAGAAACCGCAAATAACTAAGATCCCTACAATTCTTGTGGTCCAATCTGTGCTAAATGAAGATCTAGCATTTTGTATGTCTGCTGTTTCTAGCTTGTAGAGATCTACATCAAGCTCTTTCATCTTAACTTCGAACTCATTGTCTAGTTTCTTTAATTCTGCAAGTTGCTCAGGCGTGGCGTTCTGCACAGCTTTTTCAACATCTTTTGGAGTGTTCTTGCATCCCAACGCCTGAGAAACCATATTCATTGCTTGCCCTGCAAGAGGTCCACCCAATGCAGTGCCTATAGTAGGTGCTACTGCGCCTACAACTGACTTTAGTAATTCTTTCATGCGTTAATTTGTAAGTTGCGTTTTTGAGATGTCAATTACTAAGATCCTTGCTTTATTGTTATGGTGTTAGTGCCACCACCGTTAACTCTTACGTTGTTTTGTACTTCATTTTGCAAAAGATTTAACGTATACGCGCTTGCGCCGTCTAATTCTATTTTATAACTATCTCCTACAGATCTTATAAGCGTCACCTTTTGCCCTGTGATGATTGTTGTTATCTGAGTGTCTTTATCCTGCCCTAGTTCTGTTCCTGTGACTTTGATACTTGTAGCAACCTGGTCCAACTTATCTTCTTCTTTAGCTATGTCTAATGCGTCTAGAGTTGCTAATAAATCAGACATAAATTCTTGCGCTAAGTAGTCTATATCTAATTCGCTAAATTCTAGATCTGCTTCATTGTCCAGGTAGTTTTCTGACAAATAGTCAATTTCTAGATCTGCAAAATCAAGATAATCTGCTGTGTTTTGTTCTTGCGTTTGTTCTTGCAGATCTTGTTGTTGTCTTGGAGGATTAACAATAAGCATATTATCTATAAAGTCTAAAGTTAGATCTAATATGACAGGCTTAGTTGGCTCTTTTTCATACATAGTTGCTACTGTTGCTTGGAAGGGTTTATTTAAGATAACTGTACCCATAGCTGTTGTAACGCTAATCTCACCACTGCTGCTGCCGTCTGTTTGTGGCAACAGTATGACCATCGTGCGTTGTAATTCATCAACGGTTACAGATAGCGATGTACCTCTTATGCCTATTGTGGCGCTGTTAGTTTTAAGCTTGATTCTTTTTTTAGGTATCTTGCCTAATTTACTACTAACAAATCTTGCAGTGCCTTTTGCAAAGGTTAGTGCCATTTGTGATTTTTCTGGATCTGGATCAAAGACAAACTCGTCTATGACTATCTTTGAGTTTTCTGTGAGTCTGATTTGAGTATCATCAATAAAACGTATACCCATGCGGCCTTTTGCAGTTTCTACGTTGTCATAAGATACAACGTTAAAATCTACTGTGGCTTGATAGGGTTTATCTCTTACAACTCTAGCAACGCCATTAACTTCGTTTATAGATCCTATATTAAGGACAGCTTGTACTTGTGCCTGAATCATTTTGGATGACACAGACAGAAGAAGTGCTAGTACCAGAACTGATAATTTTGAGCCAATCATTATCTAAAGTAGATTGTTGTTGTATGTTAAAGCTTCTGTTAGATCCTGTATGGTCCAGGTAAAAATAACCCCCTGCATAAC